CCCCGTACCGTGTTGCGGTCGCCGTAGAAGTAGACGGCGCTCGAGTCGTGGTACGCGGAGTTCAGGCCGAAGTTGTGCACGTTGATGTCGATGAACGAATCATTGACACGGTACGTGGCCGCAAGCAGGGGGCTTGTGGTTCCGAGCTGCACAACCCAGATGCCGTCACCGTTGATCGCCTCAATGTCGGTGATCTTGATGCGGTCGCCCTTGGGAACCATGACGAGTGCGCGAACCTGACCACCATCAAGATCGGCAGTGTTCACCACGGGGTTGCCGGCAGTGTTGTAGTCGAAAGTGAAGCCGGACAGGTTCAGGTCGGAAAGGTTGTCGGTGGTGAACGTGTTCGAGCCGATGAACGCTTTCCATCCGACCGATGCGCCGTTCTTGATCTTGAACGTCGTGACACCCTTGCCGCCACCGCGCAGCGTGACGCCTGCGGTGATGGGGATGACGATGCCGTTGACGGGGGTGAAGGCGTAGGACTTGCCCGCAGCAACCACCGCACGACCGGCTGCTTGACCTGCAGCAACAGCGGCACGGAAGGCGGTCGTGTTGTCCGTCACACCATCGTCGACAGCGCCATAGTCCTCCACCAGAATCACCGACTTGTGGGCGTACTTCGCATCGAGAGCAGTCTTCGTTGCCGAGGTGCCACCGGTGCTGATGTAGCCGGCAGTTGCGGTGTCGTTCGCCACAGCGTTGACACCAGGGAGTCCCTGCGGGCCGATCGGACCAACAGGCCCCGTCGCGCCCTTGATGTTGGTGATGAGGGAGTGTGCAGTTGCGGCCATTGTCGGGCTCCTAGCTCAGTCGGAAGATGTCTTGCGTGGTGGTGTTCCACTGGAAGTCGCCGGGTTCGCCCTCTGGGGGGATGTCGTCGGTTGATGTGATCCACACGCCGAGGGGCGAGAGGCCTTGTCGGAGCATGCCGCCGTTGATCGGCCCGCCCTCGTTGGGGACGATGAGGTGGCCGTCGATGAAGTCGGTTCCGACCGGGATACCGTCACCGTTGACCCACACGATTTTCACCGTGTAGAAGGTTTCGGGGCTGGTTCCCTCGTTCGGGTACAACTCCTGCTCGAACGTGCCGTCGTTTGCGGGGAGGCAGACAATGGGGCGTGATGCGAGCAGGAGCGCGACACCACCACCACCTGTTGCGGTCGCGGGGGTGGAGGGTGTGAAGACGATCTGTGGCAGGTACGGGGTCAGTAGCGACAGCCCGAAGTCTGCGAGAGTTCCATAAACGACGGACATGCGCCCTCCAAAGGGGTCTATTAATTTGAGGGAATGTGGATGCGAAATAGGGCCACTCGGAGTGAGTGGCCCTTTCGTGTAGGCAACAGCTAGGCGGTCGCTAGATAGGCGATCGCGCCGGTGAGGTTGTCGGGGTTTTCTTGGAAGTATCCAATGCCCGCATTGCAGTTATTGCAGAGAAGCCCGCGCACCCGCTGCGTGGTGTGGCAGTGGTCCACACACGGATTGCGTAGTTGCTCGTCGCAAATCAGGCACTTGCCCGCTTGGGCGATAAGCATGCCGTGAAACATGGCAACTGTGAGCTGATAGGTGTTCCATCGGTACGCGTCGCTCGTGGTGCTGGCGGCGAAGGGGTCAACCGCATCCACCATCCACGGCTTGGGCGGGGCGGCGGGCTTGGGTGGCCGCTTCCCACGGGCAATCGCATACCGCTCGCGCATAACCGATCGGAAGCAAGGCTTACAGTACGACGGAGGACTTACATAGAAGCCCTCGGGTGGATCAACCTCGCCGCACATGGCGCATCTCTTGCTAATGTTGTTCAAATCAACTCCTTACCGAGTTGGTCACAGCCCCGGTCTGTTTGCGCAGATGCGGGGCACTTTCGTACATTCATTCTAGCAGAATGTGACGAAAACCCGCTAAGATACAGCCATGAAGAAAGCGCTGATCGTCGCCGGGATTGCGGTACTCGCCATGAGCGGGTGTGCGCCGACCGTCAAGGCCGACACGAGCGCACCGGAAGTGGTCTTCGTTGCCGAAGCGCCAGCACTCGAGGGCGCACCCGCAGAAGCGGAAGCCGCAGCAGTTGACGGGCGCGTGACGTTCATCTCGATCATTCGCAAAGACGTGCCGAAGCTGGCCAAGTACAGTGACGCTCGGCTTCTTGCGCTTGCCGACCTCGCATGCACCGAGAGGGCATCCGGAATACGGCTCGAAGACATCGACCACATCCCAAACGACGGCAACGCGGCCTACCCCGCAGGTGAACTCGACCGGAACATTGCCGCAGGTGCGGTGCTACTCGTCTGCCCCGGTGTCAGCTAGTTCCATCGGTTCCTCGTTGACGAGAACCACGTCAGACCGTGCAGCCTTCACGAGCCACGAGAATCGTTTCCCCGGTTCGCCCGTAACAGTGAAATGCGTTCCGTCGATGTCCGACCAGTTCGGGCAGTGCCCCCGACCCGTGACGAGAACAGCGCGCCCCGCATCTAGGGTCAGTGCCTCGAAGTAATCGGGCAGCTCGACGCGGAACGAACCGTCCGCCCCGATGACCTCTTCGCCCCAATACTCGACACCATGCACCGGAGACTCGGTGACACCATGCAGAAGCCAAGTGTCAGCCTTAACCGGGTGCGGGATTTTGAACGACTTGCTGGTTCCCGTAATGGCACCGACAACATCGAACGGGCCCTGCACTCGAGTCAGAGTCGCGTTGACCGTCAGGCTTCGTGACCCCACGGCGATCACCGCCGCCGAGTTCCCCGCAATGACCGATCCCGCACCCGCAACCATGCCGATCGCGCCCGCAACGGAACTGAGTGAAGTGGAACCGATCTGCAGTCCGGGGGTTCCCAGCGACGTAATGCCCAGGGTCGCGGGGGTCGAACCTGCGACGACAATCGAACCGCCAGCGCTGACCGTAATCGTCCCCGTCTGCGACCACGGGCCGGTAGACGACACCGCACCCGTGATGCCACCGGTTCCCGCGAGGTTCCATGCGCCGTTCTGGTTCAGGATGCCCGTCACCGTCTGGTTGCCCGCAATGGACACGGGGCCGTTCAGGTTCGTTGAGCCCGTCACGTTCTGTGTACCGGACACGTTCGCCGTGCCCGTCGTCGAGCTCGAGCCTTCGATCACCAGCGAGTTGCTGCCGATGAACCGAGTGCGCCCGCCCGAAACTGACGCATTGCGCAGATCCGTTGCAACCGCCACCTGACGGGGCGCACGAACCAACGAACGGAGCTGATTGCCTTTCGGATCATTCGTCACCATCAGGCCACCACCGTCTGCGCATCAATAGTCACCGAATCGTCATTGCCCAACGTGTATCCGATCACCCGCACATCATGGGTGCCGTCCGGGATACGCCGGTTGCCCTGCCAGAACATACGCAGAACAGAACCGAGCCGGATATTCTCAAGCCCCGGCTCCTCGCCAGCCAGCAGACTCATCTCCCACTGGATCGTCGGGAACTGCCGCCCCAGAATCGCCGCCTGAGAATAAGCGGCCAACCGCGGCTCATCAGCCTCAGTCTTGAAGTACGCCACACCATCCCGAGCAGGAATCGTCGCAGCACCAGCAAAACCAGCACCACCCACGCGCATGTCAATCTCCATGCCCTCGCCAACCGAGAACTGGCCGGTGATCTGCATGATGCCGTCGCGCTCGTACTTCACCTTCGTGAGGCGTCGCTCGGGCACCGTCTGGTTGAACTCGAACAGGCCGCCAGTGAGTTGCGGTGTGGCGTCGGAACCGACTCGCATAACCCACTCGAGCTTCCCCGTTGTCGGCGACCAACGCGGTTCGAAGTCGATCTCCAACCCCAAATCGCGGAAGTCGGCAATGATGTCGCCGACACTCTGGAAGTGATAGTTGGGGTAAACCTTCGAGAACGCGCCGCCCTCTGACAGAGACGGGAGAACGATCGGCAGGGAGTAAATGGCAGACGTACCGACAATGCCCTGTTCGACCACCTTCCCCACAGCCGCACGCTTCGACTTCGCCAGAATTTCCAGCGAACCGGGCAGATGATTCGGTTCATTCGCCCAATACGAAGTAGTGCCAAACGGGTAACGCGAACCGCCAATGAACGTCTCGATGTCCTCATGCTTCAAGGTCAAAAGCTGCTCGTCATCATCGAACGGATCAGCCGTGATCACGCCCGCGTACTTCGGCACGCCATTCCAGGAGCGAACCAACGTGCGTGCCCACGGAAGGGTCAGGCTGTCATCGTTCAAAACCGAATCATCCGACAGAACGAAAGGCGTAGAACCCCCGAAACCGCCACTCAAACGACGACTCGCAGACCCCAACTGTGCAGGTTCAACATCGATGAGACGCGTGCCATCCTGCGTGTTGCAGATAGTGAACGACCAGCTCATACCAGCCTCCATCTACACATACGTATCCCGCACCAACGTCGACAACTCAGCAAACCCAGAAGGCGCGAAAATCGTGTGCGTCACCTGACCGCCAGCCGGCACCACCCACGTATCACCACGCGAAATACCGCCATACACAATCACGCCACCCACACGCAGATAACCATTCGCCATATCGACCACATGCGGCACACCAGCAACCAAAGGCCGCGTAACCGTAAACACCTTCCCCGCAACACCCGCAATCTGATAACCAGACGGCGCATCACCAAAGACTGTGTGCACCGGGGCCGCACCGAAATTGCCGTAATTCGCGATCGGGAGGAACGCAGCACGAGTACGGGACTCACCGAAGAGACGCGGGTTGGCGAACAGGAGCGACAGTTGGTATCGCGCCCGCGAACCCCAATGGGTCACGTCGAACTCAGTCTTGGACGCCAGCCGCGCCCTACCCCACAGCGGGCCACCCGGAACGTCGAACGTCACCGGGAGAGAGCCGCCATCAGCAAGCAAGCCAGTCAGCATCCGCCCGCGATGCGAAAGCACGTCTTCCGACGCAGCAATACATGGGCCAGCGAGGGTGACGATTCGCGATTCAAGGAAACCCGGAACATCGAAATCGCCATGTGCTTGCGGGCGGGAAACAGAATCCCGCTTCACATCGACACCGGACAGGAGCCCTTGCAGCCCCTGCCCCTCAATGTAGAAACCGTCCTGACCGTCACCGCCACGGAAGTCGAGACTGCCGATACGAACGTTCGCCATCAGAGACCCCTCAACGCGTTGTTCGTCTTCTGCTCCCACAAAGTGGCGGAGGCAGATTCAGTCATCCCGACGATGCCGCTCACCTCCGTGTGGACGGTGATGTTCTTCGTCACGCCACCCGAACCGCCATAGCCGTAGCTGGCCGGCCCCTGAGGTGCATACTGCACCTGCGAGGCATAACCGATCTCGCCGCCCGCAGCGCGACCACGGCCCGCAAGGACAGCGCGCCGCATCTCGTACACGGCCCCCTGCCCGCCAGCCGCCGCAACCTCCGCGGTCGTCCAGACATGCTCACCGTTTGACAGCGCATAGAGCCCCGCCGTATCCGATGTGCCCGTACCCGGCCCGTAGATTGCGCCGCCAGTGGCCTTGCCTTCCACCTGCCCGCCTTGACCGCCGGGGCCGACCGCAATGTTGATCCGCTTGCTCGCGTTCACTGAGAGGAAACGGTCGATCGCGGTCTGGGCCGAAGCCGTGTCCGCAATGATCTGCACAGTCTTTGCATCGGGGATCGCGTTGACCGAATCTGCGAGAGAACGCGCCTCCGCGTCGGTGGCACCGAGGGCAATGGCGTTGTCGTAGATGGCTTGGTTGCTGGCCGTGATGGTGGCAATGTACGCGGCGGTGTTCCCGTCGAGAGCAAGCTGAGCCTCAGCCGCCTTCTGTGCATCCGCAGCAAGCCCCGCGAGCATCGCCCGGTTGGCCGAGCCCTCGACGGTGTTCGCCGCCCATCCGAGCGTGAACCCCTCGAGCCCCTTGCGCGCACCGTCAACATACGTAGCCACTTCGGCGAGGGTCTTCTGGTAGTTCGCGTTCGTGGTGACCGCATCCTGCCCGACGCCATTCGCCTCATTGATCGTCTCGATGAGCGACATAAGGTTGTCGGTGAGCGCCTGCGCCTGGTCTGCAGCGTCCGTATATGCTTTAGCCGCCTCGCCCGTGGACTCTGCCGAGTCATCCGCTGCAGCAGCCTCGTCCTCGAAGGCCTCGCCCGCATCGACAACCGAACCACGAACGCCCCTGATGGCATTGATGGCATTGCCCGCAACGAACGCGTTATCCGAACCCCACAGGTTGAATGCCGAGTTGTAGCCCTTGATCTTGTCCGAGATATCGTCGTATGCAGAGCCACCCTCGAGCACGGCGTTCGTAAGATCCTTCTGGCTGATGCCAAACTCTGCAGCTTGACTGAACGCGTCAGCCTCCGTGAGCTTCTTCACGACGAGCTCGCGCGTGTACGCAGTCAGCGCACCCGTGGTCTGGTCAAGGGAATCCTTGAACTCCGACGTGTTCGCGGCAGCCTCAGCAGCCTTACCGACGAAATAACCGATGGCGAGAGTTGCAACCGACAGCGCACCACCGATCATCACCGTGCGGTACGCGAACGTGCCCGCGGAAACACCACTGGCATCGAGCGTGGCCTTCAGCGCCGCAAACTTCGGGATCGCCACAAGAGCCGCACCGCCAGCGAGCAGAGTCGCCGTGGCGGCCACACCGAACGCGAGCCCCGTAGCGAGCACCGGCTCGGGGAGTGCACCGAACGCATCCGTCAGGAACGTTACCGACTGCACGAAGCCGCGCAGGACATCGTTCGCGCCCGACCCAGACTTGATCAGCGCTGTATCGAACGAACCGCCAAGCTTCTCGACATCGCCGGAGAGATTGTCCATACGGTCGGCAGCAACCTTCGCCGCATAGCCAGCATCATTCGTCTGATCGATATACCCCTGGATTCCCTTCGCGCCCTCCTTGTACAGGACGTTCGCGGAACGGAGCGCATCGTTGCCGAAGATCTTCGCAAGAGCAGCGTTACGTTCCTCGTCGGAAAGGTCTCCGAGCTTCGACTGCAACTGGCCTGCGATCTCCGCATAGGAGAGCATCGCACCGTTGCCGTCGTAGAAGTCGAGTGTGTACTGCTCCATCAGCGCCGACGCCTTATCGGTCGGAGCTTGCAATGCGATCAGTGCCGACTTCAGCGACGTTCCAGCATCCGAGCCGAGCAGACCAGCATCCGCGAACGCAGCCAGAACACCCGTCGTGCCCTCGATCGACTGACCTGCACCATTGGCAACAAGACCAGCCTGCCCGAGAGCCTGAGCCAGATCCGACACGTCACCGACAGCCTTACCAGCACCAGCAGCGAGCAGGTCGGCCACGTGAGGCAGGGCTTCACCCTCAAGACCGAACTGCTTCATCGCAATGGCCGCATACCCAGCAGCCTCGGCCACACCGATGTTTCCGGCAGCAGCGAGAGTCAGCGCACCATCAAGTCCACCATTGAGGATCTGTTGCGTGGTCAGACCAGCCTTGCCCAGTTCCTCAATCGCGTTCGCAGCCTCAGTCGCCGAGTAGGCGGTGTCCGCGCCGGCCTGAATTGCAGCCTCGCGCAGCAGCCCCATGTTCTCGGCAGTCTCTTGCGTGGCCGCTTTGACCGCCGAGATCGCAACATCGAACTCGGCGAACTTTGCGATCGCCACAGCAAGCCCGACGCCGACGACGAGGCCCATCTTGAGAGCGCTCGCACCCAACGACGTGAACGCCTGCCCCTGAGCCGCAAGGCGCTGCGCCTCAGTCGCCGTCAGAGCGGTGGCCTTGGACGCCTTCTCCATCCCCGCGACATAGTTGGTAACAACGGCCTGCAGGGTTGTGCGCACGATGCGTTCAGCCACAAGGAACCTCGCTTCGTGTGTTTAGTTGTTCGGGTACGGGTGCTTCACCACTCGGAAAACAAGGCCATTCATGTTCGGCGGCGCATCCTTCGGGAACTGCGCCTTATACGTGTCGATCGCATCCGCCTTCGCCTTCTCGGCGTGATCGGTGAACGGGCCAACACCCTCGTAACGCCAGTGGCCCCCATAGTTCGTCGGGTCCGCTTCGTCAGACATCGCCTCCGCATACGGGTGACCATGTGCGCCGATGCCAGACTCGAAATCGATAATTGCCAGCAGCAGCGTTCGCTGCTCGTCGTCAAACTCCGACTCACGAGTCGTCACAGACCGCACCAGGCGTCCGTCGCTGTCGTACTCGTAAGCGGTTACCTCTTCCGGCTCCCACCCCTGCAGAACACGCGGTGCGCGCCCCACACGAAGTGCGAGGTTCAGCTCGGCCCTCAGTTCAGGCGAGCTGCCGATGCTTTTTTTGCGTCAGCGATCGCCACCTGCGGGTTCGCCACGTTCAGTTCCCACACGGCAGACTCGAGCAGAGCCGCCTCGGTGCCGGAGATCGTGTCGAACAGGTCGACCCACTCGTCCGCGGTCAACGGGACAACCTCGCCGTCGACCAGCCAGCCAGAAGCGACAGGGAGCGCCTTGAGCGCTGCAGCCTGCGTGTTGTAACCGAAGTGCATATCGCCCGGAGCATCCACGCGCACAGGGCTGCGGGATTCGATGTCTGACCAGACGCGGCCAGGAAGCGCGATCACGCGGATGATCGCGATGTCATCGGCGGCCGAGGTCAATAGCGCCTCAAGTTCCGATTCAGTCTCGGCAATCTCCGGGTCTTCGCTCGCCAGGCGGGGGTCGGCGGCTGCTGCAGCCTGCAGTGACTCGAGCTTGGCCTGCAACGCATCGCGCTCGTCGGACGCGCCAGAGTCGAGCAGAATCTCAACGTCGGCATGCTTACGGGGCTTGGCCTTCGCAGCGGCCAGTCGTTCGCTTGGGGTAGTCATTGTCTTGCCTTTCACCGGGTACATCACCGGGAGGGATGGAACCTGCCGCCGCGCCCGGTGAAGCACGACGGCAGGTGGTTGGGGTTACGTGGCGAGAATGCCCTCGACGATCGGGCCAGTGATAGCGGCCTGCTGCGTGTAGGTGAACTTGCCGGTGCCATCGATCGGGCCACGGATCTGCGGGCCGAGGGTGACGGGAATTGAGCGGACGACCTGAGCCGCGGTAGCGACCACGCCGTTCGCCACGTTGCGACGCTCAACGAAGTAACCGCTCTTCGTGGTGGCCGGCGCGGTGGGCTTGAGCACAACCGCCGCAGAACCAGCAGCAGACGAGTCCACGTAACGCACGCCAGAACCGAAGTCCTGGGTCAGCGTGTCGAGGGACTGCAGCGGGGTAGCGAGCGCCAGTCGCTCATCGAGAGCAGTCGTCTGAGCGCCAGAAAGCGTCCAGCCGTCCGTCGTGAAGCTGTGCGTCAGGCGAAAAGAGGTCACCGCGCCAAGCTCGGTCGCAGCCTTAGGGGCGGTGAGATCGGCGATCGTCGAGACAAACCAGATGACAGTGTTGCCCTTCTGGTCAATTGCCGGAGGTACGGTATCGGCTACGTCAGCCATAGGAGTGTTCCTTTCGAAGCCCCGTAGGCCGGGGGTTTGGGATGATCCGGGCATGCCGGAATCACCGACCGATAAGCCGGTGAAGAATTGGAGCGAGTCGACTAAGCGGGGTCGCTATCCCAGGAGATCTCAGCGGTCGCATAGACGAGCGGCGGAGAAATGTCGTAGTCGACCTGGATGGGTTGCGGGCTCGAATAGCTCATGCCGTACGAGTTCTCGCCAGCAATGACGGCCTCTACCCCGACGCCGTTCAGGACGAACTTGGCCTTGATCAGCGCTGCAACCGTGGCTGCATTGTCATAACTCGAGCCGACTATGTGAAGCGTGAAGCTCGGATGCTGGCTGACTACGGGGCCGGTCAGGCGGTCGGACGAATCCACGCCCTCGCTGGGGTAGACGACCACATACGGAGCCTTGGGAAGCACACCCGCAGCATCGCGCTGGGCCGGCGCAACAAACGTCTTAGAAGTCAGCGGGACGATGCTGCGAAGTTGCGCCAGAAGGTAATCGGTGTGCTTCTTCATAGACCAGCCGCCTTCTCTGCATCGGAAAGCGCAGCAGCAATGCCATGCTCGAAATCTTCCGCGTTGTTCTCGAGCGCATTGCGGAGGTCGTTGTGCGGGGGAAGCGGTACGGACTTGCCGCCATATTTAGCGTCAGGCGCACCGAACTCCCGAAGGTTCCCCAGCGGCCCACCCGGCTTGTCCTTGTTGTAACCGATCTCGAAAGTGAGAGTCGAAAACGCCTCGCCCGGGGCTGCAACCGCGTCATAGTCAATCGACCCAGCCGCACCCTTCCAAAGCTCAGACTTGCCAACAGCAGCAGCAGCTTCCTTCTTGATGTTCCCCGAAGTGCGCGCCATGGCCGAGCGCAGAAACGGCCCGATCTCCTTCGGAGCATCCCCCAGATTCGCGGCATACGCAGTGAGCTCCGAGAAATCGAAAGAAGCAGAGTCGGCCATCAGTTTTCCTCCGACACCGGGTAACGATGGCTCGTCGTTTGCCCCGACTGCGGTGCAGCCTTGATGCGGTAACGGCGGCCGATCAGAGACGGGTCAACGGTCGATGCCGTCACCTCGAACCAATGGCCGACAGGAGACACCGGGGCAGCGATGGGCCGCTTCACAACGATGTCGCCGATGGCGACTTGGCTTCCGGGGATGTCGCGCTCTGAGACCGTCAACGTCGGATACTTGACCAGTGCGACCCCGGCTTGGTCGGCGCGCACTGTTTCAACCTGCTCGAGGGTGATCGGATCTTCGACCGTGACAAGTGGGCCGACTTTGACGGTTTCCGTCATCCGGGATTCGGAACGGGCCGCACCAGCGGCAAGAGCAAAAGCCAACTGGGAGTCGATCATGCTCACGACCGCCCAAGAACGATGGTGAATGCCCCACGGCTGCGACGCGCACCAGGGATCAGTCCCGAAAGTTCGAGGTCTGACAGGTACAGCACGCCAGCGGAGACGGCAGAGTCGCGGCGGTATTCCTGCCGGTAGTCGTCGATGGTGAATGCTGTTGAAAGGTACCCCTCGGGGTTCTGCAGCACCCGCTTGACCATGCTCGCGACCACGCGCACATAAGCGCGCTGCCAACGTTCAGAGTCGGGCGCAACAAGGATGCCACGTAGCTCGAGGGCTTCGTCGAGGATGTCCTGGGCGTCTTCGATCAGGGTGTCGATGATCGCAGATTCTTCCGGCGTTAGCTCGCGCCAGCGATTGGCGATGTCTGCTGCGGTAACTGCGACCAAGGCCATGATTACTCCTTGTCGGATTCAGCGGGGGTGTTTTTGGCGGGGCGACCGGGGCCGCGCTTCTGCGGTTCGGCCAGCTTCTTGACGGCCGAAGAAGCATCGGGGATGCTCGAGCTATCCACGCCGGCAGCTTTCATCTCCGACCCGCCGTACCACGCTTTCGGGTTGGTGATCTGCTTGGCAGCCCAGTCGGGAACGGTGTCGCCGGGGCTGAATGTCTGGTCGTTGCCGTCAGCGTCGGTGACGTGCACGGTTGCAATGAGTTCGCTCACGGGAACCTCCTACGGTTCAAAAGTTTTGGGGGTGGGCGGGATGCCTTGTGAGCACCCCGCCCGGTAAAACTGACTAGCTACAGAACGTCAGCCGAGAAGCTGAGGTCAGCATTTGCGAGCACCGGGAGCGCGATGGCGTCCGAGATAACCTCGGCGATAAGCGGCGGCTTGGAGCCTCGGTAGAGGCCCGCAACGATGCCGGGCTGGTCGCCAGGGGCGATGCCGTAGCTCGAGTCGGTCGACGTGAGGGTCTGACCCCAGAACGTCGCGCCGAGCTCGGTCGCCTGCCAGTCGTCCGTGCCGACCGCAGCCGGGAGGAAGAACAGGCGGTCGTCGGGCAGAACCTTCGTGCTGGTTCCGTTGACGTTCACGCGACGGTCGTACAGGCGGATGGGGGGAAGCCCAGCGCCCGCAATGATCGCGTCAACGTCAGCTCGGGTGGCCGGACGTGCGCCACCGTTGACGAGCTGCGTCTGGAACTCGGTTCCAGCAGCAAGCGCGCGCAGAACACGCGTCGACATGACGATCTCGCCCGGAGCCACGCCATTGCTGGCGAGGTACGTGTCCGACCAAGCAGACAGGTCGGCGAGACGGCTAACCGATGCGGTCGACCATGCCGAAGCGGCCGTGACAGTGTGCGTGCCGGAGCGACCGAAGTCGTCATCCGAGAACACAGCGCCGGTCGAAGCGGTAATGGTTGCCTTGCCGGTCGCGATGACGGTGCCGCGAAGGCGCTCAATCGCGTCAGCAACAGCACGCACGACGTGATCGGTCGTGTTCAGAACTGCAGCGCGAACCTGGTCGTCTGCGGCGTTGCGGCTGCGAAGCTGCTGGTACTCGGAGACGGGAATGTTCTGTCCGAGTGCCGGGAGCTCGAGCGTGACGCGCTTCCCGGGGCGGGCCTTGCCCACCTCGGGCTCTGCGTCGTACGCGCGGAACTGAGCGGCCTCAACAAGGCCGGTCGAGCCCTGCACGAAGCGGACAACAACGTCAGCCACTTCGCGGTTGGGCAGGTACTGCGCGAGTGTGCCGCGGGTGGCCTCGTAATCAGCGAGGGATGCGCGGGCGTAGCCGGTAAGTTCGGCTGGGTCGATGAGATCGGTCCAGAGTGCCATGTGTCATCCTCCTTAGATGTAAACGATGGTCGTGGCGGACTTCGCTGCGATCGGCTTGACGAAGCCGGTCAGTGCGAGGGTGGCAACCTTGGCTGCCTTGACGCGGCCGTGGTCGAGGACGGGGACCGCGAAGTCCGTCGTTCCGAAGACCTGCTGGTCGGTGAGGACGTGGCCGGCAAGGATGCCCGCGCCCGTAACCGTGCCCACGGTCACGTCGTAGGGCACGAGCATGCCGCCCACGATTGCGACGGGGAAGCCGGACGGAATGTAGCCGTTCGGGTAGTGCGTGCCAGCGGTGAAAGCCGAGATGTCGAGCACTTCGGTGCGCGCGTTGCGCAGACCGTGAGTGGACCCGAGCCAGGACTGGTCACCGGTGCCGATAGTTTCTGAGCGAAGCTTAGGCATTAGGTTTCCTTTCTAGGAAGTAGATTTCTTGCGGGATGATTCGAAGAGCTCACGACCCGCTGCGACGTTTCCGCTCGCACCGGTTGAGTCCCGTCCGCCCTGTCCTGGGACGCGCCCTGAACCGGATGAGAGTTTGAGAATCGCGTCGGCCTGCACCTCGAGCGCTTCCCGCGTTGTCGCGGTGAGCAGGGGCAGTTGGTCTTTCGCGATTCCCTTGTCGGCAGCGACTGCAAGGCGGGCATTCTCGATAGCCGTTTCAGAGGCCGTCTTGGATGCGTCGTTTGCGCGCTGTTCCGCAGCAGCAACACGGGATTCGAACTCAGCGATTCGGGCCTGCGCGGAAGCATCGGCAACCGGCGCATCCTTGAGCGCGTCGAACTTCTCGGCCTTGGCTTTGAGTTCATCGAATCCGTCGTACTTCGCAGTAGCCCGCGCCAGACGATCAGTGATGATCCTGTCGAGGTCTGCCTGCGATGCGGGCGGGGTGTATGCACCATTTCCGGCAGTTTCGTCGGTTGAGGTGGTCGTGGTTTCTTCACCAGGCATGAGGGCCAGTTCCTTTTCTTTGTCCGTAGCTCGTCAGCAGTTCACCGCCATTGCGCTGGCGTAACGTCTCCCAAATTGGGAAGTTTTTGTGGCCCTAGATGAGGCCGAGCAGCCGCGCCAATCGCTTGATCGACTCGGGGGTATCCGGCTTAGCGGCAGCATTGACTTGCACTTGCAGCGCCTTCTCGAGGCGGGCAAGTTCACCGGCGGCAAGGGGTCGCGGTTTCGTGTACTTATCCGCGGAGTTCGCGCCGACAGTGCCGGGTCGGTTGCCTGTCATGCGCGCTTCGTTCAAGCGATAGTTCGCATCGAACAAGCGCCGCTCGGCGGCGGTCATCGTGTAGCGGTTCAATGGGTCACGCACGCCCGAAGCGTTCGCGTCTAAAACCGCATTGCGTGCGCCGGCCGCACGCCCGCCCTTGCCGAGCTGCCCGAAACCGAGGCGCTGACCGATGACGTTTCCGCCAGCAACCTGCGGGCCGGTAATGTACCCCTCGCGTTCCATCGCCGCGATCGCGTTCTTCCGGTTGCCCGCCGTGCGATAGATGTCGTCAATGGTCATCTTCGTTGGAGTGCCGAACTTCTCGCGCCCCTTGGCTGTACCGAGTCCCCGCAGCTTCGTGTTCTCGATGCGGTAGATGTCCGCACCGTCACGGATTGCGCGGGCCTCGATGCGGCCGAAGACGCGTTCCTGTTCAGCGGGAGACATTGCCTTGAACGCCTCGTATGGGTCTGCGATGAAACCCTCTGCTTTGGCCCAGTCCGCATCTTGCGCCGGAATGTGCTTGCAGTCGCAGCGCGGGTGCCGTTGAAAACCCTCGTTCCAGCGGAAAAACTTGCCCGCCAGAATGATGCAGCGTGAACACGACGGCGGGTTGAGCATCCGCACATAACCCGTGAGGGTCGGCCGGCGCGCAATGTCCGCCCCGACCACAGACCGGCCGGTGTCAGCGAGGGCCGTCAGAACAACGCCCGTTAGCCACCGCTCGGCCTGCCCAAGCGCCTCTTGCGCCGGAAGCCCCGACTTGACAGCAACCTTCGCCTGGACAACAGATCCAGACACGACATCCGCCATCGGCTGACCGTTGGGTGCCGACTGCAGGAAGCGCGCTTGATTCAATTGCCCGGTCGCCGGTGCCTCCTGGTTCGTCTCCGCCAGAACCGCATCCGTGTAGCCGACAGAACGCACGACCGAAGCCGCGCGGCCCAGTTCAACCGTTTCGAGAACGGCAGGGCCAACGGACAACCACGACTTATCGAAATCATCCGTCATGCCCGACCACAACGACTTCACCGCAAGAGCAGTGCTAACCGAAATGGTCTGCTGCTCGAGGTAATAGCTGTTAGCCGATTCCAGAGTTCGCAATGTTCGCCAGCCCTCGGTTAGCCGCCACAATCTGCGGATCAGAAGCGTTCTCGACATCCCAATCAGACATGCGCGCCTGCTGCTCGGCCGTATAGCCAAGATCCTCACGCGCCTGCTGGATAGGAAGCACCGAACGGCCACGCGAATCAGAAGCCGTAACCAGCTTCACCGTCGCATCGGCCTTCTGCGCCACGGTCGGCGTGGAAGCCTCAGCCCACTTCGTTTCGATCTGGCGCAACTCGGGAGAGTCAGGAACACCCTGAGTCATCAGCACCAAGCGTTGCACTCGCTCCCAGCGTGCGCCGAGAACTGTTTGCTTGCGCTCAGCCCGCTTCACCAACTGCGTTTCCGAAGAACGGATCGCATCAGCCGAAGCCGGGTTGTCGCCCGTGAACGGCAGATAGTGAGACGGAAGCGCCAACAGCATTGACGCGTACTGTGTGATCAGCTTCGAGGTCGAATGGAAGTTGTTGAGATCCGCCTCGGAGAACTGACCAAAAGAAGCCTTCTCGTTCTCCACCCCCCACAGCCGGCCGGCGATAAGGCTGAAAGTGTCAAGCTGCTTGCCCGTGGCCTCATCCAGGAAGTCGTCTTCCTTGAGGCCAGTGGCCCAACGTCGTGGCATCGCGTGGAACTCGGCAGACACCATCATGTCCGTCATGTTCTTATTCAGGGCATCGGTGAGCGGAATGATGTCATGGAAGAGGGAGCGACCTAGGCGCTGGTCGAACTTGCCTGGACGGTAGCGGCCCAGCACGCGCGGGTCATTGACGAGCGGGACCATGCGGCACAGGTTGAAGTCGTTCTTTTCCTCAGAATCGAACGTCCACGAAGATGACTTGTACTTGCGAACCCACGTCGTGCGGCCGTTCGGATAGAACAGGTCGATCCAGCGGTTCTTGTCTTCGTCCTGCCACGTCTTGAGCCCGTACTTGACCTCATGCGTGCGCGGGTCATCCTCATGGATGGCCTCAAACGGGGACTCGGCGGTAATCAGCGGAATGCCGTCATCGCCCTCGCCGACGATCGCGTAAGCGCGCGCCAACGCCAAAGACTCACGGTGCGCCTGCTGCGACATGAGCGTTCCATCGTTGTGCTGCCAGATCGCCCACAGCTCGTCGTCATACGTTTCAGAGCCGCCAATGCGGAAACCCTCGATGTCAAGGCGCTGCTCGTAAGCGTCAACACCGAAACGCGGCAGATTCACCACAAGCTCGGCGATCCGAGAACCGAGCTGCTGCTCAATCTCCGGGGCCAGGAACTTGAGAGGCTGCTCGCCCTCGAAGTAATCATCATTGCGCTTCAACTGAGGCGTCTCGCGGCGCAGCGACGACATCAGCCGATCCCTAACGTCTTCCAATTCAGACATGGGACCGCCTTTCTACCGCCAGACGCGGGCCTTGCTGCTTGATTTCGGTTTCCAGCCAGACGACAGGGCGTCCATAACTGCTTGATGCGCGAGCGTCGAGCTCATGGCGTAGTCGATCTTTTGATGCGACTGGCCGAGCGGCTTACCGAGGATGTAGCGCCGGACTTTCGTCAGCGGGTCCATCTCGCGGGTGCGCACGACCGCATTGCGCATGTGGGTAGCCACGTCGGGGTCTCCGTCATGCCGGAAGATCGAGTCAATGTCGGTGATGTCAACATGGAAACGCTCCAGGGCCGAGTGCATCTTCGGAACCGCATAAGTCGGCCACTTGACGAAAACATGGTCGCCGTAGCGCGCAGAGAGGCCGTCGATGTCTGTCTCCCAAAGAGGCGGGTCGAGGTAAGCCCGAACTATCTCGAACTCGCTAGCGATCTCATGGAACGCCTGCATCACCTCAGCGCGCGGGATGCGCCCGCCAGACTCAGCGGGGTTCCACAGCGCTCGGCGCTTCTGCGGCCCATACGTCGGCGTGAACTGGTACTGGTCCATCGTCTCGAGGCGGATGCCAGTGAAGTCGTCAGAATCCGAACCGTCGAATCCGAGACCAACCGCAGTGCGCGGCTTCACAACGAACTGCCCGATTAGGCCGTTCTCATCAACCAGCGCTTTCGCGTCCCACAGCGCACCAGACTCAAGCCATGTACCAGCGCCGGCAACCAGGCGGTTACCGAAGAACCGCTCAGCCTGCGCAGGATCACGCTTCATCAGCGATGTGGCAAGCGCTTCGATCGAGTCGATGTTGACCCACCACGAACCCTCATACACGTACTCGTGAATGCGGCGACGGTCCTTCGGCTTCTTGTAATCGAGGGGCTTGCCGTCTTCGTCGCGCAACTCCTTATCGGGGTCACGGTAGAAAATGAACACGTCGGGCTCGCCGGCCTCGTACACAATCTGCGCGTAAGAGTTCTCCGCCGGGTTCCAAGCGTTGGTCGTCAGGTGAGTGCGGCCTCCCATGCCAGCAGCACCACGAGCCTGCGCATCGGCAGTCTCGATCATCTTGTTCTGCTTGGTGTAAAGGCCAACCTCGTCCTGCTCGGCATCACTGATCGGGTTACCGAGTCGCGAGCGCGCAGAAGAAGTAACAACGTCGATGCGGTCGAAATCATCCTGATCGGACATGCCGAGAATGCGGATGAAGCCCTCACGCACAGCCATCAGCTCGCGCAGCGGGCCAAGCTTGATCATCGCCGTCAACGGGCGGTAGATGTTTGCCGCCTGATCCTCGCTGTTCGCCGTGATCTGGATAAGCGGCGACGGATGACGCATGCCAAGGGGTTCGCCCTCTTGGTACACGTAGCGCTCAGCCGAATCTTCCCAGCCACAAGGGCAATGGTTGTCGGCGCACGAGTAGACCTCGCCACCCTTGGCCCAACCCGCGAAAACTGACGGGCCGCAAGCCTCAAAAGCAACCTGCGATGCCGAGAACGGACCCTTGCCCGTCTTCTGGGGGGCCACAATCAGCGTCATCCGGTAGAAAAACGCCTGGTTCATAACCGGAGGCTCATCCGGACCGACGCGCTCGGGCGGAACGAACACCGCATCAGGACGAATCCTGTACCGGTTCGCGTGGCACCAAAACTGCCAGTCCGCGAGGGACATCGGCTTGCCGCGAGTGAACCCGTCAGGAACGCGGCAATGACGCGCAATCCACGCCTCGCCAAGATCCCCAAGAGTGGGGAAGTCAATAACGAACTCACTCACTGGAAACCGCCCTCAATCGGCGGACCGGAGCCGCGCTATTCACCTCCGCCACAGGTGTGCGACGGGACTCAAGCTCGTCAGAAACAATCGACCAACCGTTCTCCCGCAAACCAGCCGGAGTCAAACCGATCTGATCTCGAAAACGGTGAAGCTGAGCAACCAAAGACGCATTCGCATCCGGTTCCATCTCAACCACCGTCTTCAGCCGGCAGAACTCGGCAACAGTCGGCCAGCGCCACGACTCACGCGCCCACATAGAAGCCTGAGGCATCGCCCACGATTCCCCCCACACCTCGAGCTCGCGGCTGCGGAACTCATGGGAAGCATCTGCATCGTTGACGCGATGGCGCTTGCCGTCTTCGTCAGTCTCAATTGTGAAGCGGTCCATCTGCGGTATGGGGAAGTCCGGAACAACGCCCGAATATCCTTCGCTGGGCAGCTGCCCAAGCTTCAAACCGCGTCGATCAGAGCGGCCAGAGTTCGGATCTGGCTGCGGGCCAGAGCGGTTACGTGCACCACCTTTGGTCAACGAAACCACCTCCGAAATCTGAAAAAGTGAAAAACTCTGAACCCTTCGCGCCACTTAGAGCCC